GCGCTGTGCAGTAAATATCCCGGCCTTGAGGCGCTGCTTACGTGCGTGAAAAGGTAAAATGAAAAGTCCGATCCTCGGCTCAAGCTATGTCGCCCGCAGCATCAACGCTGCGGACGCGCGCATGGTGAACCTCTTTCCAGAGGTTGTGCCAGAAGGTGGGCAGATGCCTGCGTTCCTTAACCGTGCGCCAGGGCTGAAGCTACAGCAGGCCGTTGGCACCGGGCCGATCCGGGGGCTGTGGGCGCACCAGACGCAAGGCTCTGACTTCTTCGTCGTGTCGGGCAACGAGGTCTACAAACTGTCCTCGCTGACCGGCACGCCGGTGTTGCTGGGGGCAGTCACTGGCACCGGGCCGGTGTCCATCGCTGACAACGGCGACCAGATCATCTTTGCGTGCAACCCAGACGCCTTCGTCTACACCGAATCCACCAACACGTTTGTGCAAGTCACTGATCCTGACTTTCCAGGCGCGGTGACGGTCGGGTATCTGGACGGCTACTTTGTGTTCAACCCGCCCAACAGCCAGCGGCTGTACGTCACCAGCCTGCTGGACGGCACGCAGATCGACCCGCTGGATTTCGTCAGCGCCGAAGGATCGCCAGACGGCATTGTCGGCCTGATCGTCGATCACCGCGAAGTGTGGGTGTTCGGCACGGACAGCACCGAAGTCTGGTACAACGCCGGCACGGCGGACTTTCCTCTGGCCCGCATTCAAGGCGCGTTCAACGAGATCGGCTGCGTCGCGCCCTATTCCATTGCCAAGCTGGACAACGGTGTGTTCTGGTTGGGAACCGACGCCCGCGGGCAAGGTATCGTCTACCGGGCGACCGGCTACGTCGGCCAGCGCGTGTCCACGCACGCGGTCGAGTGGCAAATCCAGCAATACCTCAATATGTCCGACGCGGTGGCGTATACCTACCAGCAGGACGGCCACGCCTTCTACGTCCTGAACTTCCCCTCTGCCAACACAACGTGGGTTCTGGATGTCGCCACCGGGGCTTGGCATGAACGGGCCTATTTCAACGAAGGCGTGTTCTCGCGTCACCGCGGCAACAGCCAGTGCAACTTTCTTGGCAACATCGTCATCGGCGATCACCTGAACGCCAACATCTACACCTTTGACCTGACGACCTACGCCGACAACGGCACGCCGCAGAAGTGGCTGCGGTCGTGGCGGGCGCTGCCGACTGGCCAGAACAACCTGAAGCGCACGGCGCAGCACAACCTTCAGATCATGTTCGAGTCTGGCGTGGGCCTGTCAGGCAATGATCCGTTTGATTTTTTTGGGCTGCTGCTGACCGAAGGCGGCGACTTTCTTATCACAGAGTCAGGCGACTATATCGAAGTTTCCTTGGGGACTGTGCAGGGTGCAAACCCGCAAGCCATGCTACGCTGGTCGGATGACGGCGGCCACACATGGTCAAACGAGCATTGGGTGTCTATCGGCAGGATCGGCGGCTACGGCCAACGCGCCATCTGGCGCCGCCTGGGCATGACGATGAAACTGCGCGACCGCGTGTACGAGGTGTCTGGCACTGACCCGGTCAAGCTGGTCATCATTGACGCCGAACTGATGTTGAGCGGCACCAATGCCTAACCCCGTCAACATCACCAACATCACGCCGCCGCGTGTGCAGTTGACTGACCCGAACACAGGGTTGGTCAGCCGCGAATGGTTCAGGTTTTTCCAAAGCCTGTTTCAGTTGACCGGCAGCGGCCAGAACGACTTTACGCTGCAAGACTTGCAGATCGGCCCTGACGGCGACGCTGCGTCGCTGGCGGCTGTGTTGCAGACCGAAATCCAGAACCTGTCCGTGTCGCCGCCGTACACGCCGCAGTTGCCGCGCCGCCGCTACGGTTCGTTCTACGACACCACCACGCAGACGGCGGCGGCTATCAACACCGCCTACGCCATGACATTCAACACCACGCGGACAAGCGAAGGCATTACCTTGGGTACGCCCACGTCGCGCGTCTACGCCGACACGCTGGCCACCTACAACATCCAGTTTTCCGTCCAGGTCAACACCACCGCGCTGACAGACCAACTGCTGTGGGTGTGGCTCCGCAAGAACGGCACGAACGTGACCGCCAGCACCAGCCAAGTGCGAACCAAGGTTCTTGATTTTGCGGCTGTCGTTACGAAGAATTTTTTGCTAGAAATGAACCCCGGCGATTATTTTGAACTGATGTGGGCCACAGACAGCACGGGTGTTCAATTGCAAACATTTGCCGCTTCTGGGTTCTACCCGTCCGTTCCTTCGGTCGCGCTCACCGTGACCAACAACATCGGTTCAGAAGGAAACTACTAAATGGCCGTCCTTTCCCCCTCACCCAAAGCGCAGTTTCTGGACGCTTCCGGCAACCCGCTGGTCGGCGGCAAGGTCTACACCTACGCCGCCGGCACGACCACGCCGCTGGCGACCTTCACGACCGGCGCCGGCACGGTGCCGAACGCCAACCCGGTGATCTTGGACTCGCGCGGCGAGGCCAACATCTGGTACAGCAACGGCACGTCGTACAAGGTCGTGCTAACCGATTCGGCTGACGCTTTGATCTGGACGGTGGACAACATCGTCACGATTGGGTCGTTGGCGTTTCAGAACGCCAACGCCGTCAACATCACCGGTGGCACCATCGGGTCGGGCGTGACGTTCAACGGCAACACCACCGGCACTGCGTCCAACGTCACTGGCGTGGTCGCGGTCGTCAACGGCGGCACGGGTTCGACCACGGCTGCCAACGCGCGCACCGCCTTGGGCGCGGCAAAGTCGGGCGCTAACGACGACATCACGGCGCTGGATCAGGACGTGGTGCTTGTGGCCGCTGGCACGATTGGCGCGACCAGCATCGGCTACCGCGGCGCACCGCAGAACGCCCAGACGGCAGCCTACCAACTGGCGCTGACGGACAACGGCAAGCACATCTCGATCACCACCGGCGGCATCACGATCCCGGCCAACAGCGCGGCGGCGTTCCCGATTGGCGCGACGGTTGTCATCTACAACAACAGCGGCAGCAGCCAGAGCATCGCCATCACGACCGACACGCTGCGGCAGGCTGGCACGACCAACACCGGCACGCGGACGCTGGCCAACTACGGCCTGGCGACGTGCGTCAAGGTCGATACGACCGTGTGGGCCATCACCGGTGCGGGGCTGACCTAATGAGCGGCGCGGTACTGTCTTTGCTGGGTAATTCGGGTGGGGCGGCGTCTGCCGTGACCATCACGGTTGACCCCGCAACGATCACGGGCATTAACATCGGCCTTACCGCGTCGGCGCAGTACCAGCTTAACAGCAGCGGCAATGCGTTCCAGATCGTCAACGGCGGCGGGGCCACACTGCTGTACGCTTGGTGCGTCCCAGCAGCCCAAGCAGCCAATTACGAAGTGTACGCCAGCCTGGTGTCAGGGTCGTTGAGCGGCGGCAGTTCGGCCACCGACACTTGGCTGGCGCTGACAACGACACGCAACTGGCTGGTCAGCACCGTCACCCTTCAGTACGCAACGCTCAATGTCGGCATCCGGCGCGTTGGCACCACCACAATTTTGGCGTCGGCAGACATCGAACTAGCCGCCGAAGCAGTATAAGGATAGGTCATGTCTGTTACCGCCAAAGCCCTGATCCCGGCCAAGGTCGCCGAAGACACGCAGTCCACGCAGTACACTGCGACCAACGTGACGACGATCATCGACAAGTTCACAGCCACCAACTACGGCGCGTCCGCCGCGTCGATCAGCGTCAACCTGGTGACGGCAGCCGACACCTCTGGCACGCAGAACCTGATCGTGAAGACCAAGACGCTCCAGCCGTCCGAAACCTACACGTTCCCGGAACTGGTGGGCCACGTCCTAAACCCGAATGGGTTCATCTCGACGCTGGCGTCGGCGCCGCTGACGATCAACATCCGCGCGTCGGGACGTGAGATTAGCTGATGCTGGCGCGCGTTGACGATCTTGTGCCGACTGCGCCGTTCACGGAAACGGACGTTGAAAAGTTGGAAACGGCTTTTCTTCAGCACGAACAAGCTGACTGCCCAGTCCATCACCACTTTGGCCCAGGTGTCTACATCCGCGAAGTCGTGTTGCCGACCGGGGCGTATGTCATCGGACATCGGCACAAGACGCCGCACATCAACATCATGCTGGAAGGCCGGATCACGCTGATCGGCCAAGACGGCGGCCATACCGAACTGACCGCGCCGCAGACGTTTGTGAGCGGCGCCGGGCGCAAGATCGCCTACATCCATGAGACGGTGCGCTGGCAGAACGTGTACGCCACCGACGAGACAGATGTGGAAACGCTGGAAGCGCAGCTTTTGGATAAAAGCATCGCCTTTGAGGAAGCCCAAAAAGCCAACGGTCTGTTGTTGTCGTATGACGCCCACGCGGATCAGGATGACTTTGCCGCGGCAATTGCTGAGTTTGGATTCGACGCCGACACGGTCTGGGCCATATCGGCGGATGAGAGCGACCAGATTCCGCTGCCGCACGGCGGCTACAAGATGATGGTGGCACCGTCGTCGATCCACGGCAAGGGCGTGTTCGCCACCGGCGACATCGCCGCGCATGAGTTGATTGCGCCGGCTAGGCTTGGCGGAAAACGCACGCCGGCTGGGCGGTTTACCAACCACTCAAAAACGCCAAACGCGGTTATGATCAAAAGCGACAACGGCGATATTTTTTTGTTCTCAAGCCAGTCGATTTCTGGCTGCAAAGGTAGTAGTGTCGGCGCGGAGATAACCGTGGATTACAGACAGGCGCTATCGCTGTCGGTAGGAGATAAGTGAAATGTCAGCCGTAGCAGCAGCAGTTATTGGCGGCGTGGCAACGCTGGGCGGCGGTTTGATCGCAGCCGGCGGTGCTAAAAAGGCTGCCAACGTTCAGGCAGAGGCCGCCCGCGAAGCGCAGGCCGCCAACGAACGGGCGTTGGAGCGTCAGATCGGGCTGCAAGAACCGTTCCGTCAAGCTGGCCTTACCGCGCAACAGCAGATCATGCAGTTGCTGGGGGTCGGCGGCGATGCGTCAGCGGAGGGCTACGGCAGTCTGGCCAAACCATTTGGCCAGACTGACTTTGAGCAAGACCCAGGCTACGCTTTCCGCCAGTCGGAAGGTATGCGTGCGCTGGAGCGCAGCGCGTCGGCCCGCGGCAATCTGCTGTCAGGCGGCACACTGCGCGGCATCCAACGGTTCGGGCAGGACTTGGCCAGCCAAGAGTACGGCAACGCCTTCAACCGCTACCAGATTGAGCGCAGCGCGCGCTTGAACCCGCTCCAGTCGCTGATGGGTTCTGGCCAGTCGGCGACCAACGTCATGACCGGCGCAACTGGTCAGGCCGGGCAGAATGAAGCCGCTAACCTTTATGGTGCCGGGCAGGCCCGCGCGTCTGGCTACGTCGGGCAGGCTAACGCACTGGGCGGCGCACTCAGCAGCATCGGCCAAGCGGCAGCATCGTACCCGCTGATGCAAGCGCAGATGAACTATTTTAACTCGTTGGGTCGCGGGGGTGCCGGCGGTAGCGGCGGTATGACGCCTATCCCAGCGGGCGCGTACCGTGGCATCGGCGGTTAACTAAGGACGGACAATGGCTAACCAAGCAATCGCCCTTCAATCCCGCGCACCGCAAGGCAACTTCTTGGCGCCTGCGATCCAGCAGGGCGCGCAGTTCATCAACATGATGTCGCAGCAGCGTGCTGCTGAACGTCAGGCGGCGGCGCAGCAACAGCAGTTGGATATCGCGCGGACGCAAGAATCGCGGGCTGCGGCGTTGGCCGTTCCGCAGCTAAACAAAGCAACGTCCGAAGCTACTGCTGAGTCACTTAAAACCGGCGAGCTATTCAATCAAGCCATCTATACGGCGGCGGCTAACTCCAATTCGCCGGAAGATTTTTTAGCGTTCGCGCAGCGCATTGCAGCGGCTCCGCA